TGTTCGGTAGATATTTCTACCATCTACTTTAGATAGTCGTTTGTTATTAGCAATTCTAAATTTCAACCCAAACAAATTCACGTGATGGAATTTTTTGTTGCTGTTATCTTTATCACTAAATGTTTTTACATTTATCATATCATTCACTCCTAGCTTTACGCTAATTGTATTACATTAATTACAAAGCCGGACGTATCTTGTCTAGCTTTGCCCTTCGCTTTCAGACCAACCACGCTATTTGGTTCGTCCAGAAATCTCATATCATGGGTATCCCCATCAATAACTTTTAAGCCCTTGAACATAGTCGGTAGTATTTTGTTCTTGAATACTACTGCTTTATTGTTCGGCACTTTGTCAAACATCTTGGCATACTTGTCATTCGCTTCGCTATAACTCCATGTCAAGTGATAGTTTGGTATGTGTTCTATCTTCCTTGTTGGTATCTTGGTATAGTCATAGAATTGTACATCTGGAAACATGGCAAAGATGTTTTCATATCCATCAATCTCTATGTACTCCCATTGAATATCACTAGTCCCATTTAATCTTATCGCTGGTCGCTTGTCCTTACGCTTACAGGCTCGGATGAATGTATTGATATCCTTGACTAACACTCTCATAAATTCGTCTCTATCGTTTAAGAATAGATCGGTCTTCTTTTGCCTAGCCTTTTGGATACTTGGATACACTCCACCAAGTCCAGCAGTATTTAAACAAGCATCCTTGCACTTGGCTATGTCTTGATATGGACATATCTTGGTGCTTACCGGTCGCAAGTGCATAATGCAAGACCAATACTTTTCCGATACTTTATTACTCTTATCTATTTTAGGATTAGAGTTTACGCTTAATAGTTTATATCCCATAGTTCCTCCTTAGTAATTTGGATACAGCATCAAGGTTCCTGCATCGTATGGCTCCCAGAACCATCCGGCATCCTCGATTATTTTTAATAGGTCTGGATGTACACAATCATCCTCAGAAAATCCTTGCTCATAGGCTAGATAGTGTTCGTATAATAATCTTTCATAAGGTAAAGAGCCTTTAAAAGAATACTCACTCCCTCGAATACAGATACCAGAGCCACCATCAAATTCCTCTTTTGGTATTGCATTGGCAATAGGTATTAATCTATTGATTTTATTTATTAGATGTCCTTGTTTCATAGGCTCATTCTCCTTGCTCGTAAAAGCGATTGTAGGCTTCAGCTTCAGCATCTGCCGGTGTATATCCTTGCATAAGTAGTTCCTCATACAAGTCATTTAAAATTTTATCGTTGTCCATAATTTACCTCTTACGTATCTTGACTGTATAAATACCATGTATCAAATATTTTATCTGATAATTTTTTTATAGCAGTTTTTGGTTTAAATCCTTCCTCTTTTAAAGCTCGAACCACATTTTTATGATCGTCTTTAGATTGAGTTATATAAAGTTTAATATTACCTTTATCAATTCTTATTATTTGTGAATACATATTACCTCTTTTTTATTTTTAAAACTAATGCTAGTTATTTGTATCCATCAACTAGCAACTGGAAATTTTCTATATAATCGCAATGATGTCTATATAGCTCGGGTGAGTTTCTTGCAGGTTATTTTAAATTTTCTATACGCTGGAGTTTCTCAATTTTCCCTTGACATAGCAGTATTTTATTTTGCCCGAGTCTTATATGTGCTCGGCTCTTTTAAGCTATGACTGTCCTATAGTCTGAGTCACTCGCCTACAAGGGCTATCTAACTCAATATAATGTAATTCTAAGTTAATACTAAATCTCAATCAATAACATAATTCAGAAATTTAGTAGAAAGTTTTACGAATTATGAAGCTATTCTGTAATGCTTTAAAATCGTTGCTGGATTTCTGCAAATATTATGACTATCAAAATAGTTGTAATACTCTTTTGAAATTCCCTTTTCACCTTTTCCAATTGCTGTAAGTTTAATTTCCTTATCAGCACTATTCACAAAAGAAGCCCTTTTTACTTTGTTGCGTTGGTTTTGCGTAAGCCCTTGAGCCTTTTCACCTGTACGTTTATCAATATATCTATATTGAAGCTTTCCAGTTTCCCAACAAGTAAAGGCTTCATAATTATCTTTATTAAAAGACATAATGCACCTTTTCTGGTTTTACCTATCTGCTTAATTGCACTCGGTATGAAAACTAATTTACAGATCAAATGTGACAATTGTGTGACAAGTGTGTAACAATATTGTGAACTAATGTAACAAGTTTGTGACATACTATATAAATAACTTATAAAGCTTTATAAAGTTTATGAATATATGGATTTCCATACAGCATCAATGTGACAATCGTGTGACAAGACTGTGACAATATTGTGAAATATATAGGCTTCTCACAATGCCCTGTATGAAGTTTATTTGATTTTTAGATGTTGTGGTATTGGTTAAGCATTGGGAAGCTTAGAATGGATATGGTGAAACCTTTATAAAGTAGACTTATAATATATTATATTTATAAGACTTTATAAGGGCTATGAATGATATAAACTAGTCAAATTTTACAAATTTTTAAAATTTTAGAGATCAGCAACATATAAAAACTTTATAAAGCTTTATAAGTGCCATGAATAATTTGTGAAGCTTATAACACTTTATAAAGTAGGCTTATGTTTCTGATATGCTGTACGTTTATACAGTATTGTACGTTTGTACAGTAGGGAGGGCAGGAGCCCCATAGGGGGTGGCGGGTATATATCTAAATGTTATACATTTCGAAAGGTTTTACAACATTAACCAGATTGCCCGGTATGCAATAATTTCGCCTATGAGTTATGGTGTTTTGAATAATAATATGATGGGAGTTGTAAGACTAGATCGGGGTTATGTTATATATATAACTGGGGAGAACCTTACAATTCTATTGTACACATTTATTCTTGTTTTGTCAAGTCATTTGCGAAATAAAGTAAAAAACTTTACAAAGGCTTGACAAATTTGCAATATACCTCTATAATACCTACATGGCAACCAATTATTTAGCTGAATCAAAAGACAAGAACCTAACTGAAAAGCAGGAAGCGTTCTTGGGTCACCTCGTGGATACAGGAGGAGACTTTAAAAAGTCAGCCGAACTTGCAGGTTACTCCGGCAATCACTATCAAGTACTAAAAAGTTTAAAAGAAGAAGTAGTAGATTTAGCCCAAAACGTACTTGCAAGGGAAGCCCCTACAGCAGCGTTCAAGATTATAGAGGTTTTGAAGTCAGATAGACCTATACCTCAAGCTAATTATAAGTTACAAGCTGCACAAACTATACTAGATCGTGTAGGAGTTTCAAAGACTGACAGGATAGATGTTAATCATAATACAGGAGGAGGTATATTTATTCTCCCTGAGAAAAAAGCAATTGATATTACCGATGGCGATTATGAAGATATTTCTGACTGAGATCGAAGCCTACGGTACAACCTTTGCAGGTCCTAATATTGTAGCTTCATCTTATGAGAAAGCAGAACTAGCTGCAGCCCAGAACCATTTGGTTGTTGTCGGAGAGTTAGACAGCATCTATGTAGATGATGATCTAGAAAAAGAATACTTAAACACAATACCCAGAGAAGAAGATAGGACAATACACTGATGTTATTAGAAAGATTACAACTTCGCAAAGGTGGTAAGGCTAAAAAGAAAAAGTCTAAGTCAACTGTCAATAAAGCAGGTAACTATACCAAGCCCGGATTACGTAAACGAATATTTCAACGTATTAAAGCTGCTGCTTCACATGGTACTGCAGCCGGTAAATGGTCTGCACGTAAAGCCCAAGCCCTAGCCAAAGCTTACAAGAAAGCTGGTGGAGGATATAAGTAATGTTAAAGAAATCACAACAATCGTTAAAAGACTGGAGCAAACAAGATTGGGGAACTAAGTCTGGCAAAAAGTCTAGCGAGACAGGTGAAAGATATCTACCCAAGAAAGCTAGAGAATCCTTAAGCGATTCAGAATACGCAGCTACCACAGCAGCTAAACGTAAAGACAAAGCTGCCGGTAAGCAACACTCTAAACAACCCAAAAAGATTGCAGAAAAAACAGCTAAGTTTAGAATGGCTAAAGGTGGTAAAGCTGATGGTAGACTAAAACGAGCAGGAGTTAGTGGTTACAACCAACCCAAGCGTACTCCCAATCATCCTACTAAATCACATATTGTTGTAGCTAAATCAGGTAGTACAATTAAAACTATTAGATTTGGACAGCAAGGTGCTAAGACTGCAGGTAAACCTAAAGCAGGTGAGTCTCGTAAAACTAAAATGAAAAGAAAATCTTTTAAAGCTCGTCACGCTAAGAACATTGCCAAAGGTGTTTTGTCTGCAGCATACTGGGCTAACAAGGTGAAGTGGTAATACGAATAGTTAGTTTAGTTTTGTTGATGAGTTGCGTAACCACACCAAACAACAACGAGTTTGAAAAATGTAAAGACATTTATTATGCTGCTTATTCTGAAGAAGTGGTCTTAGAAGAATGGCACAAATGTATGCAAGGAGAAGATGATGGGTAAACAAATAGGTAGTGACGAAAAGCCAATAACATTTAGATCACCGATCTATAAAAATACACACGGAAGTAAGGGTGCTAATCCCAGACCCGGATTCTATACACAAGATTACAGAGATAACTGGGATAGAATATTCGGCAAAAAGAAAACAGAGGAGAACAACAATGACAATGATTAAGAAATGGTTAGAAGCAATAAAAAATTTTCTAACTCCAAAGAAACAAACAACCAAGAGGAAAACAAATGTTAAAAGAACTACTAGAAAAAAAAGTAAATAGTATGATTAATACCAATGACCTTACAGACATGCAAGTCTGGGGTGTCATGTGTGGTATAGGATTTATATCAGCTTTTATAGTTATGTGGATTATCTAAGATGCGTTTAGTTCCCGAAGGTTACATTAAAAGAAACACCTCTACCATACCATTCGGGTATGAGTTCGATGAGGTTACTGGATTTCTTAAACCTATTGAAGAGGAACTAGAAGCGTTACAAATTGCTGAGAACATGATAGTCAACGAAGAGGTATCACTTCAGGCTGCATGTGATTGGTTAGAATATAAAACCGACAGAAGAATTTCTACTCCCGGTCTCAAGAAACACGTAGATAAAAAATATGGAAAACGAAACGAAAGACTGGGAGAGGAATCCTCATCTCTACTTGCAAGATGATGATGGTAACTTTGTCTTAAAGAAAGACGGAACTCCTAAAAAGAAAGCAGGTCGACCTAAGACCAGCACCGAAAAAGCTATCAAGGCTGCACGTGCTACGGTAGGTCGTAAACAGCGTAACATTAAAAAGCTTGAAGCCAAGCTTAACAACGCTAGACAATCGTTTAAAAAACAAAAAGAAACAATTCAAAAACTTGACAAGACTGTAGAAGGTCCTGTCACTGAAGATGAACTTAACAATCTTCCAAAAGCTGTACAAGAAAATCTAGACAACCATACCGTCTTGTTCCACGCTAACGAAGGTCCACAGACAGACTTCCTTGCTGCCGGTGAAAAAGATGTGTTGTATGGTGGAGCTGCCGGTGGTGGTAAATCTTTTGCCATGATCGTAGACCCACTCAGATATTGTCACAAGAAAGCTCATCGTGCTTTAATCCTTAGACGTTCTATGCCAGAACTTCGTGAGATGATTGATAAGTCTCGTGAGTTATATCCACAAGCCTTTCCCGGTGCTAAGTTCAGAGAAGTTGAAAAGCTTTGGAACTTTCCAAGTGGTGCAAAGGTTGAGTTTGGTTTCCTTGAAAGAGATGCGGATGTTTACAGATATCAAGGACAAGCATACTCTTGGATAGGCTTTGATGAGATTACTCACTTACCCACAGAGTTTAGTTGGAACTATCTTGCTTCACGACTTAGAACAACCGACCCAGAAATACAAACATACCTTCGCTGTACTGCTAATCCCGGTGGTGTTGGTTCGCATTGGGTAAAGAAAAGATACATAGAACCTTCAGAGCATAATAAATCTTTTGCCGGTAACGATGGTTTAACACGTAAGTTTATTCCGGCTAAGTTAGCTGATAACCCATACCTTGCAGAAGATGGTGTCTATGAGCAAATGCTTAAGTCTTTACCACCGATTCAGCGTAGACAATTGCTTGAAGGTAACTGGGATGTAGCAGAAGGGGCAGCATTTGTAGAGTTTGACCCACTACATCATGTGATTACTCCATTTGAATTACCTTTACACTGGGAAAGAGTAAAAGCAGTTGACTATGGATACGCTGCAGAAAGCTGTTGTTTATGGGGAATAATGGACCAAAATGACGGAACTTTAATAATTTATAGAGAATTATACAGAAAAGGCTTGACAGGAGAAGAATTAGGTAGTATAATAACAAGTATGGAGCTAGAAGACCCTTACTCGGTCTCTGGTGTCTTGGATACAGCAGCGTGGGCTAGAACAGGTACTACAGGACCTACTGTTGGAGAAGCACTTGTACG